CCACCGTTACCGTCTGGCTTATACTTCCACGTCTGAATCTCTTTGATAACATCCGTACAGTCAGGGCTGATATAGATTGTTCGTTGTCTCAGCCAGTCAATCTGGCTTTTCACATAGGTAGTCATATTGGCGTTCTTTGTTTTCCGAACTGGAAGGGCAGAGAAGCCAGCGTCACGCCACATCTTTATTCTATCAGGTTCCGCAGAATCACAGTACATCCGTACCGTTCTTGGCCATCCTTCCTTTTTGGCCTGCTCAATAATCTCTGAGGTATCTTTCTGTGTAACGTAGATTTGCCGGTCAACATAAAGGTCTCCATCTTTGATATCCAACTCCCAGAAGGGCATTGGCGTGAGAGAAACCAAAGTCCTGACCAATCGAATAGTCGTCGTACTCGTTCCGCAGATACCGGATCTCTTCGATCTTGTAGTTGGAAAGAATAAGGCCACCAAGTTCACCCCATTCTCCGAGACCATAGATCACATACCCTTCCGGATCGACCAGTTTACGCCGTTGCATCCGATCATAATACGCTTCGTCAATGAAACGGTTGTTCAGGTAGGTCGAATGATGGGTGAATACGTTCTTATCCGCCACATCGAAGAACCGACGCTTGATCCAGTGAGTAGCTGACACCGGGTTAAAGGTCATTTTTACCTGATAGAAGAGTCCGTCAGGCAAAATCCCCCGTAACCGGTCGTCAAGAATCTCAAAATCTTCTGCGGTAAGCTCCGTAGCCTCCTCAATCCAGATATCCGTAAGAAATCCGTTGTTGATTGTGATGGATTTTACCTTCTCACGCTGTCTATCATCGAATACGCCACGAAAAATGACTTCGTTTCCGTTGATGCACTTAAGTCCAAGCGGATTTACGGTGCTTGTCCAGTAATCCCAAAGGTTCATACGGCTGATTGCACTGCAAAGCTCGGCAAAAGTGGACTGTTTGTTGGCTGCATCCGTCTTTCTGACGCACAAAAGGTTCCTTCCCTTGTCTTTCATCAGTCGTACAATGTAAAACTGGGCTGTATCTACAGACTTTCCGCTACCAGCAGAGCCTTTCATCGCAATGTAACGGCATCTTGTCTCGTGAACCGGCTGAAAAATACGGTTCCACTGAGCTTTAATCACCATAATCGTCGTCAGTCCCTTCCGTCAGTTGTTCAAGATCGTTCTCCACCTCCACTTTGTAGTCCGATTCCGAGCCGTAATCCATACCAAAATGGATGGTAAGTTCCGTATCCACTTTCCGGTTCTCAATAAACATCCCTTTGGCTTTCCCAAGGTTTTCGGCGGATTTAATCCGGTCTCTCATTGCCGGTTTCTTGTCAACAACCTCCGCTTCTCCGTCATTATAGACGACAATCGTTTCTTTTTCGTCACCACGCATTACGCCGGTAAGAAACTGAAGGATCTCTTCCGTGGAAGCAATCTTCTTGGCATCCATCATTTTCATACGGTCGTCAATTAGTGGCTGCATTCGGTTGTAAAGCTTCTCAAGCGACTTGTAATACGTGGGATAACCAGCTTCTTTCGCTGCAAGCTGCATATTCCCGGTCTCCACAAAAGCATCTACGAAACGTTTTTCCTTTTCTGTCAAAAGCACGTATTTGTTCTTCCCGATAATAGCCATAGTATCCCTCCCATCTACTAAATATTATACGCATATTTCTTCTTTGATACAACGTAAACCCGTTGCTTTTATGGTTCCGATGTGTTACAATATATCCAGAAGGAGATGATGTAATGGAAGAAAAAATCAGAGAGGCACTATCAAGCGACAACCTTTCCCGTTCTGCTAAGCTGTTGTATGTGTATATGCTGGTTACGCCGGAAAGTGAAAAGATGTCCAACAAGCAACTGGCGGAAGCCATCCGGGTTAACCGGAGGTACATCACAGATTATCTTAACCAGCTCGAACAAGAAGGATTCATTTACCCTCGCATCCGTGTTAAGTAGGTGGTCTTATGACCAGATTCGTAAGGTCACCGAGAGACGACAAACATCCCTACGTTTGCATTCCAACCAAGCTCTTACAGGATGGCTCTCTTTCCAGCACAGCAAGATCCGTGATCTTCTATATGCTTTCTATGAGTGACAAGTGGATCTTCTACGAAAAGCAGATTGCCTTCGCTCTCAACTCAAGCCCCAAGACAATCCGCTCTGCCATCAACGAACTCATCGAAAAGGGATATGTCTCCCGAAAAGGCAACCACGGCACCAACAAAGGCTACAGCTACACCATAAGAGAATATCCCAAAAAGAAGCCCGTTCCATAAAAGAATGGGCTTTTTTGTGCTCTGTTTTTGCACAGTTCTTCAACGGTAATTTTTACCTCCTAATAAGTATCAATAGCTAGAACTCAAAAAAGCTAAAACTCAACGGTAATTTTTACCCTTGAGCTTCAACGGTAATTTTTACCTCCTAATAAGTATCAAGCAGTCAACGGTAATTTTTACCTCCTAATAAATATCAAAGAAATAAATATCAATGCACTTTAAGAAACCTACCTTTTTTCCTTAGATGCCTCTTTGAAAAGCAAACCTCTGGGGATCAAAACCACTGCACTTCCTCAGATATCAGTCGCTTTATGTCACTGGTTACTTCCGGAAGTGATTGGAATGTACC